CTGCTCCAGCCGTTCCGTGATTTCTTTCATCTGCTGTTTGCGGTCAACTGCCATGCAAGCCCTCCTTTTTCTTGACCCATCGTGTTTTCATCTGGCGCGGATATTGGTCGGCCTGTTTTGGTGCTTTTGCACCGTTCCATTCCAAGCCTCCGGCTCTGCCCTCACAGGTGTAGCCGGCAGCTTTCAGGGAACTTCCATTCTCCGTATCCAGAATGTAGGTGATCACTTTGTTGTAACCCATTGCCCGTGCTGCGCGGTATGCCGCCGCATACAGGATGCTGCAGGCGTTTGGTGTTCCATCTGTACACAGACGGTTGACCTCCAGCGTATAGCCGTCATCCAACCGCCGCGCCACAGGTCTGCCGCAGATAGCAACGCCCACCAGCGCACCATTCTCCGATACGCCGATTGAGAACTTATGCCCTCGTGTCGGCTTATGGTGACGGTGATACTGCTGCACAAATGCGTTTGCCGTTTTCAAATTGATCGGTGTTAATGTCAGCAAATGCCCTCCTTCCTCAAAAATACCCCCGCCAGATTTCTTGCAGAGATCTAACGGGGTTATCCTATTTACAGTTCCATATCGTAACTTTTCCGCTTCTGGGATTTCTGCGGTTCGGCGGTGCGCTCTGCCTGCTTTGCATGAAGCTGTGCCAGCACAGAGGGTTTCCGCACATTGTCCGCAGTGCGCTCCGCAACGCGGCCTGCATAGTTCACAGGCTGGCGCGGCTTATCTGCAACCTCGGTTTCGGCTGCATCCTCGTCCACGCCCAGTGCATCCTCACTGCCCTTTTCATCCATGTTGAGCAGAGAGTTCAGCTCCGCAAGGCGCGCAGATTTTTCAGCCAATTCCGCTTCCTGTGCAAAAGGACGTTTGGCTTCTTCCCTTGCCTGCGCCAACTGCTGTTCCAAGGTTTCCAGTCTGCGTTCCACCTGTGGCAATGCTCTTTCGATGCCTGCCAGTGCATTGGTAACACGCAGAATGTTGCCCTGCGGGTCTTTGCCGACTTCCATAGAGTAGTTCCATGCGCCCTTGATGCCCAGCAGTTCGCGTGCTTCATCCTTGGTCAAAAGCCCGGCATTCCAGCCGTCAATGCCTTTGGCCTTGTCAAACTCCTGCGAGCGCGGAACCACATCATCAAAATGCCAGACAAGATCATTGCCATAGAACGGCAAAATCTGTGTATTGATGGCTTCTTCCCTGCGGTTGAGCCGTGGCATGATGACGTTCTGGGCGTAGATGTACTGAGCCGCTTCGCTCGTGGCTCTGTTGCTGCTCTCCGTGATGCCCATGATTTCACGCGGAACACCAAAATGCTCAAGCACGGCATCCCGGAGGAACCTTCGCCCCTCCGTCATATCCATGTCGCGCATGTTCTCGGCCAGCTTTGTCACGGTCACGTTGCCGTCCACCGTGGCAATGCCGTGGGAGTTGAACGGCCCCCGGAAGCGCTCATTCCATTCAGATCTGAAACGGTCGCGCTGATCCTTACTGCTTCCCGGCATCGAGATCAGCGTGGTCGGAGTGGCATCGTTGTAGAAGAACTTCTTCTGGAATTTTGCTGCGTACTCATCCGTTTCGATTTCATCTGCAAGGGACTCTGCCGCACCGAGACCTCTTTTGTAGGGGTCAAGCGGGTTCAGTTCTTTCATGCAGAAAATATCGTCCACCGGGATTTGCCGGATGAGTCCGCCGGTCGTTCTGATTTCATAGTAGGGGTAGCCCACATAGGGGGTCTGCTGCACCCAATGTGTAGGGAGCGGCCACAGCTCCACCGGACGGCCGAGGGCATCAAATTCATAGACGAAGTAGCCCTCGCCCTTGAGTTCCAGATAGATCTGCTGCAACCGCCAGCACGCACCCGAAGTCATTTCATAGAGGGGGTTCGGATGCGCCATGAAATTCAAAAAGGGATGGTCCGTGATTTCCACTTCTTCCCCGTTCTCATCCTTGCGGTACAGCTTACCGGTGCAGGTGGACAGGTCGGAAGCAATGCGATCCACAACCGCCAAACGCGGGTTGCGGCCAAACATTTCCAGCCAGTCCCGCGTATTGCGCTCAGGCGGCGTAGTGTACCGGGGCAGCATAACACTGACGTTCCCGCCATTGTACTGCCGCCCAACGGCATTGCGCCGTCCGAATCCAAATACTGCCATGTTTCTGTTGTTTCCTCCTATCCGATTTCCCATGTGTAGGTGACGGGCTGATACAGGGACAGCGCCACGGCATCCGCTCGGTCAGGGCTGGGCAAACCGCGCCGCTTCATAATTTCCTTGCTCTCCAGCTTCAGCTTCGGCGGTGTTCCAGCAAAAGCGTACTTTCGTGTGGAAAGCTGGGCAATCAGTTCTGTATCATTGGGCAGATGCAGCCGCCCGCTCTGTGCCATGTCACGAACCAGTGACCACATCCATGTGGATATGTCGGCATAGTTGGCAGCGGCATCCTCCTGCGGCACGGATGCGCCGAAGTTCACCGGGATAACCTCAAGCTGATTCAGTCGTCTGGCTTCCTTTTCGTGGCGCAGAATATCGGTCACGCCGCCGCCCAGACCGGTATCATCAATGATGGCATAGACCATGCCGGGGTACTGCGGGTACTTCTCCAACAGGAAAAGATACTCAAAGATAAGGTCCTCTGCCGTTGCCCACAGATCCTGTCCGTTCCGAACTTTCAACTCCTGAACGTCAGCATATCCTGAATGTTGTTCAGCATCTCTGCGCCCATCTCCTGATAGGTCTTTTCGCCGCGCACGATGGGGCTGAGATCCACGTCCATGTTGTCCTCCATGTGCTGATAAGTACGAGCATTTGCCGTGACCTTCAGGACGGGGACGATGGCGTTGCCGGTGCAGGTGCCGCGGCCCGTGGTGAAGATGACTGCGTTGCAGCCTGCAGCGACCATCGAGGTGACAGAGGAAATATCATAGCCAGCGGTGTCCATAACGACTGCGCCGCGCTTCGTGGGAGGAACAGCCTGTTCCAGAACCTCGACGATGGGACGGGTGCCGCCCTTGCGGATGCAGCCAAGGCTCTTCTCGTCCAGAGTGGACAGGCCGCCTGCCTTGTTGCCGGGGGTGGGCTGACCGGCGCGGCAGTCCTGACCAGCGGATTTCAGATGGGCTTCGTAGTCCTTGCAGACCTGAATGATCTGGTTGTGGATGGCCGGGGTAGCCGCACGCTTTGCCAGCAGATGCTCGCCGCCGATCCATTCGATGGACTCGCTCATCATGGTAGTTGCGCCCAGATCGACCAGCCGGTCGCTCAGTTCGCCGACTGCCGGGTTGCTGGCAATGCCGGAAGTGGCGTCCGAACCGCCGCACTCGATGCCCAGCATCAGCTCGGAGATGTCGCACAGCTCTTTCGGCTGCATGGCAGCTTCCGCTGCCATCTTGCTGGCGGCGCGAACCGCTTTCTCAATGGTCTTGAGGGTACCGCCCTCTTCCTGAATGCCAAAGGAAACGACCGGCTTGCTGGTCATGGCCTGGATCTTCTCACGCAGCTTTGCGTGGGGAACGGTCTCACAGCCCAGACCGATGATAACGACGCCGTAAACGTTCGGGTTGCAGGCAAAGCCCGTCAGGACTTTCTGCGACATCGCGGTATTGGCAGCAACATCGGAGCAGCCGGTGTTGAACACGATGTTGACCGCACCGCGTACCTGACTTGCCACGATCCGGCAGCTCTCACTGCCGCAGGCGCAGGTGGGAAGGATCAGGACATGGTTGCGGATACCTGCACGGCCTTCTTTGCGTTTATAACCCCAGAATTGCATCTCCGATTCCTCCTTATTCCTGTACCATTTCGCTGTCATAGTCACGCGGCACACTGACCAGATTGTTGTGGGAGACCCAGTGGCCCTTTGCAGCGTCCTCGGTCATCACACCAAGGCTCTCGCCGTACTTGATGACCTCGTCGCCCTTCTTCAGATCGACCAATGCGACCTTGTGGCAATAAGGGATGTTCTCCTCTGCTTTCACGGTGCAGAACTCCTGCCCCTTGCGGTAGACAACATCCTGTCCGGCGGCAACTTCTGTCACGCAAGTCACAACATTGTCTTTTTCGTCCATGAGCAATGCGTTGATTTCCATGTTCATTCTCCTTTCGACATAGTTACTCTCTTTGTGACTTTACAATACCACCAACGTGCAGTATAATCAATTTTATAGATTTTATAAAGCTATAAGTATTTTTTATGGTACGGCAGGGTGAACGTTATGAAGCAGGAAATGCAGTATATCTACCAAGTCTATCAATCCGGGAGCTTTTCCAAAGCAGCGCAGGCTCTCTATTTAACGCAGCCCGCTCTGAGCATCGCCATCCAGAAAGTCGAAGCGGAGATTGGGATGCCGCTGTTCATTCGGGATAAAAAGCCGTTGGAATTGACCGATGCCGGAAAAGTCTACATCGAAAAGGTCAAGCAGATCATGCACCTTGAATCGGAGCTGTCCAAAGAGCTGAGTGATCTTTCCAGCCTGAACATCGGCAGTCTCGTTTTGGGCGGAACCCATTATCTGAACTCCTATATCCTGCCGCCTGTGCTGACGACTTTTCAAAAACAATATCCGGGTGTCCATCTGGAGTTGGTGGAAGCCAGTTCCAACGAACTTATCGAAATGCTGCGCGAAAATAAAATCGACCTGACCTTTAACTGCATCCCAAACCCAAAGGACAATTTCCGGCGAACACCCATTTTCAAGGACAATGTTCTAGTCGCCGTCCCGACCTCTTATCCCATCAACAAAACTCTGAAGAATTACGCATTGACCGCAAGAGACATTATGTTCCGCCGCAATCTCATGCCGGATTGTCCGGCGATCCCCTCGCTTGCTCCCTTTGCGGATGTGCCGTTTATCCTATTGACCAAGGGCAACAACCTGTACAGCCGCTCTGTTGCGTTGTTTGAGGATGCCAAGATCGACCCCATCGTCCGGCTTCAGGTGTCACAGCTTGTGACGGCGTATCATCTGGTCTGTTCCGGCCTTGGTGCGGCGTTCATCAGCGATTGGATGGTACTCTACGATCACGACGATATGCGCTACTACAAAATAGCGCATCCGCTGGCCGTTCGTCAATTTGATGTAGTATCTTCCAGTCGGAATTATCTTTCCAAACCGCAGAAAGCGTTTATTGAGTCAATCAGCAGCTATTATCATCCATATCTCTAATGCACGCTGTGCAAGCGATGCAAAGAGTTCATGGCTTTTTTGTAAAGTGTGCAGGAGATGTGCAAAAGTGTGCAGACCCTGCCAGAAAAACAAAAAGCCATGAAATCTTTCGATTTACAGCTTCCACGGTAGACATTCCTACGCGTTGGAACCCGCGGGCTAAGCAACAGCAACGG